AGGATATGGTGGCTGGTTACGGTTACGACGTGCGACACCAGGCGGGCGATCAGGATGGCAGCGATTGGGAGGTGACGTTTTCGTTGCCGTCGATGCTGCACGGCCAACAATCCATCATGCACCATTGTGCCGCGCCTACCGAGGCCGCGCTGCTGTCATGGTTGGTGCGCTGGTTGCCGGAGCAAGCCGCAAAAGAGTGGCGGACACAGGCATTGCTGCTCGAAGAGCTGGCGGCGCGAGGTGCCCGATGAGCGCGCATTTGCCCGCTGCCGTGACCGTGACGCCCGCGATCCACCCGTATTGGGGTTTCCCGCGTCTCAGCGATGGCCGCTATGTCACCGGACCCGACGCCGCGCTGGGGCTCCTCTTCTGGGACGAGGACGAACTCGACGGCAATGCCGAGGTGGACCACGCGCATAGCCGGCCGGGTGCCTACGCGCGGGCCACGCCGGACGCCGACGTGCGACACGGGCGCTGAGGGGAGGCGGGCGATGACGGACCGACCGACCACGCCGACCCCGATCGGGCAGCCGGTTAAGTGCCAGCGTTGCAACCACATGCTTGGCATCGTCGCGCCCGGTGCGTATTGGTCACGTCATGCCGGGCGCACCCTGCTGATCGAGGGCCTGACCGAGGCGCAGCGCATCAGGGTGTGGTGCGAGTCATGCAGCAAGGAGAACGCGGTGCATGTGGCTTGACAGACTAACCCCCGTAGTCTAGACTGTAAGTCACTGGATACACCGGGCCATTCGGCGCCCCGCTCCGATCGCAAGATCGATGGCGGGGCGTTTTTGCGTACGCGGCGGGCGCGGGGGTACCACCGGGGGGGAGGGCAAAAGTCGGCAAGTGTACGTACACTCCCGGACCGCCGCCCTCAACTTTTCATGCGTCCGCTATCGCCGACTGATTTCCGGGGGGTCTGCCTGATGCGGCGCTGTCTTGGCTGCAACGTCCTGATCGGACGGGGATCGCGCTGTTCCCTGTGCCGGGCGAAGTATCGGACGAGCTACAGCCGTACCGAGTGGGCGCTCTGTGTCAAGGACCGCGACGGCTGGCGATGCGTCGTGTGCGGGTCGCGCGAGCGACTGGAAGCCGACCATATGATCGCCCTGGCCGATGGTGGCGGGGATGCGCTGGATAACGGGATCACGCTCTGCCATACGTGCCACCTGCGTAAGCACCGCCGCAGTCCGATGGAGATCGCGTAGTGGCGAATCAGCGCCAGAAGAGCCCGGAACAATTGCAGGGGAAGGGCAGCCGCTACACCGGCTCGTCCACCCTGGCGCTCGTGCTGCCCGACGCGCGTCGACCGCTCCCCGCGTACCCGCCGAAACTCTCCCAGGCCTACCGCGTCGTCTGGGAGGCCTTCTGGGCCGATCCGGTCGCGCAGATGGTCACGGGCGCCGACCACTATGACATCGGGCGCTATTTCACCTTGCTTGGCAAGCGCGACACGATCCAGGGCGGTGTGCTGGCCCATCCCACGGTTGAGGGCTCGATGGGGCAGCGGGTGGTCAACCCCAAACTCGTTATCCTCAAAGAGTTGAACCGCGAGATCGAGAAGCTGCGCGACCAGCTCGGCATCCTCCCGATGGCGCGGATGCGTCTCGGCGTGACCACCAACGCCTACGTCAACACCAAGACGACGGGCGACCTGCGCGGGCAACTGGCGCGCGAGGTGGACGCGATTATCGACATCGACGAGGTGTCTTGATGGTGGTCATGGAGCGCCCGACCGCCGCGCCGGTCGCCACGCGCACGATCCGCCAGCGGATGCCGGACGGCACCGTGCGCGAATACCCCACGCGCGGCCAGCATGTGATCGACTTCATCGAGCGGTACTGCGTCCACACCAAGGGACGCTGGCGCAGCAAGCCGTTCGTCCTGCTGCCGTGGGAGAAGAAGCTCCTCTACGAACTCTTCGAGATCGATCCGGTCACGGGGCGGCGGCGCTATCGCTGGGCGTACATCGAGATCCCGAAGAAGCAGGGCAAGACCGAGCTGATCGCCGCGATCGATGTCTACATGCTCGTCGCGGATGGCGAGGAATCGCCGGAGATCGCCTGTGCGGCCAACAGCGACGAGCAGGCCGATCTTGTCTTCGGCGCGGCCAAAGCGATGTGCGAGATGTCGCCGGACCTCGCGGCGTTGACCACCTGCTACGCCAAAGAGATCGTCCTGAAGGAGAACCCCGCCGCCAAGATCGCGCGCTACTCGGCGACGGTCGGCACCAACGACGGCAAAAACCTGAGCCTGGTCGCACTCGATGAGCTGCACGAGTTCAAGGGGCCGAAGGGCGAAGGCTTGTTCAACGTCCTGACGAACGCGACCGGCGCGCGACAGGAACCGCTCGTGATCATGATCACCACGGCGGGATTCGACCTCGATACGGTCTGCGGGCGCTACCACGAGCAGGCGCTGAAAATCATCAAGGGCGAACTGAGCGATCCCGAGTTCTACGCGCGCATCTACGCGGCGGACGAGACGCTCGACCTCGAAGACCCGGCACAGTGGGAGCGCGCAGTCGCGCAGGCGAATCCCTCGCTCGGTCATACGGTCGATCTGCCGTTCTACCGCGACCAATGGAAGCGCAAGCCGCGCGAGGTCTTCGTCCGCTACTTCCTCGGTATCTGGACGCGCGGCGAGAAGCCGTGGCTACCGCCCGGCGCGTGGCACGACTGCGCGATCGCGCCGTTCGCGTTCGATTTGCAGCGCCCGATCTATGCGGGCGTCGATGCCTCCACCAAGAAGGACAGCACGGCTGTCGTCTGCGCGCAGTGGTGGGACGATCAGCTCAGGATCAAGGCGCGCATCTGGAGCGCGCCGCGCGACCCGCACACCGGCCAGGTCGCGGACGGCTGGCGGCTGCCGATCGCCGAGGTGGAGAACCACATCCGGGAGTTGCATCGGGGCGGCAACCTCGCCGCCGTGGCGTATGACCCCGCGTTTATCACCTGGATGGCCGCGAGCCTCGAAGCCGAGGGCGTGGCGATGGTGGAGATGCCGCAGACCAACACGCGCATGTGCCCGCCCACCCAGGCGCTCTACGAGCTGATCATCGACCAACGCCTCGGGCACGAGGGCGATCCCGCGCTCGCGCGCCAGATGGGCGACGCGGTCGCGAAGCAAGTCTCGGGTGGTGGGCAGCGACTGGTCAAGACGCACGACCGCCGTGAGAACGACGGCCCGATCGCGTTGGTGATGTCCGTGGCTGAGGCGGGCAAACCGGCGGAGCCGTCGAAGGTGCCGCAGTTCTGGGTCTTCGATGACGACGAAGCGGGGGCGTGATGGACGAGCGCCCCGCCGTGCCGCGTGTCAGCGCCGTGCGCGCCCTCGCGGCGATCGCCTGCGAACTCCTCGGCTGGCTCGTCGCGGTGAGCGGTGCCGCGTGGTGGTCGTGGCCGCTCGGGCTGGTGGCGTTCGGCGCGTTCCTGATCTGGTACGTCGCGCCGCTCGTGGCGGTGCCACGGTGAGCGCATCAGAGCAAATCATCGTCGGGCAGGTGTACGGCGTGCAGCGCGATCAGCCATGCAGATTCTTGTGCGGTATGGTGCCACACCCCCTTCGTCATGCCCGCCCGTCGCCACGCCTCTTTCATCGTACTGTCGATCAGTGTGTACGCGACTTTGCGCTCGATCATGGGGTTATCAAGCAATTGTTGGCAGAGTCGCTTCCATCGCCACATCTCGCAGAACGCGCCCCACTCGCGCTCGGTCAGATAGTCCGGTCGTGTCGTGATCATCGCTCCTCCTTCCTACCGTGCCAGTATATCCCCGGCGCAGGCGGCGCGGCGGACACTTTATTGCCCTATTTTTGCCCAAACTTTTGTCCGGAGATGGGCCGATGACGGTGCTGACGCGCATGATGGAGCGCCGCGCGGGATCCTCGCTGAACAATCCGAGCGCGGATGCCTATGCCGCCCTCGTGCTTGGCACGGATTCGGGACTCCCCGCCAATAGCGGCCTGCTCGTCAATCAGGCGACCGCGCTCCGCAACGTCACGGTCTATACCTGCGTGCGGATCATCGCCGAGGGGATCGGCGCGTTGCCGTTGCAGGTCTACCGGCGCGGCAATTTCCGCGAGGAGTTGCACCAGCCTGCCGACCGCCTGATCTGGGGCAAGCCGAACCCGGAGATGACCCGGCAGGTGTTCTGGGAACTCCTCGCCGGTCACTGCCTGCTCGACGGGAACGCCTACATCCACAAGCTGCGCGATCGGTCGGGCGCGCTCGCCGAACTCTGGCCGATCAACCCGCAGCAGGTGACGATCCGGCGCGACGAGCGCAGCGGGGCCAAAGTGTTCGACATCGGGCGGGAGACGTTCACCACCGCCGACATCTGCCATATCCCGGCGTGGGGCGTGGACGGACTGAAAGGGTTATCGCCGATCGCCCAGGCGAAAGAGTCGCTCGGTATCGGCATGGGCGCGGAGCAGGGCGCGGCGAGTTTCTACGCGCAGGGGTCGCACGTCCCCGGTTTCCTCTCGACCAAGGAGGAGATCAGCGACCAGCAGGCGAGCGAACTGGGGCGGCGCTGGCAGAAGCTCCACGCGGGCGCGCGGAACATGCACAAGGTCGGCGTCCTTGGCAATGGCGCGACCTGGCAATCGACCGGGCTCACGCCGGGCGACGCGCAGTTCCTCGATACGATGAAGTTCTCGGCGACGGAGATCGCCACGCTCTTCCGGGTGCCGCCCCACATGCTCGGTATCATGGACAAATCGACTTCCTGGGGCAAGGGGCTCGAGGAGCAGCAGCAGGGTTTCGTCACCTACACGCTCGGCCCGTGGTTGTCGCGCTTCGAGCAGGCGATCAGCGACGACCTCCTGCCCGTGGCCGACCGGTACGCGCGGTTCGACCTCGACTCCGTGCTGCGGGGCAAGGCGATCGAGCGCTGGCAGATCTACCAGATCGCCCGGACGATCGGCGTGCTCAGCAAGAATGACATCCGCACGACCGAGCAACTGGCCCCGATCGATGACCCGACCGGGGACGACTACGAGGCCGCGCTGAACAGCAACGTCGGCCCCGCGCCGACACCGGCCGGGAACGGCGGCGATGGCGGCCAGGGGCAGGGCGGGGCCGATGGGTCCGCTCCGGACAATACGGGGGTGAACTGATGAATCGCTATCGTATCTTGCGTATTCGTCCGGTTCTCCTGATCGGGATGCTGGTGTCATTGCAGGATGCCACGCTTCGCGATGCGCTCTTCATTTCGGGGATGCCAGAGGACGCCAAGCTGCTCAGGACCGCATACGACCCCGTTTCCGACGTGCTGCTGTTTTTCGTGCACTCGGAGACATTCAACGAGGTAGTAGATGGGGCGGTCGCGCCTGACCTGATGCCCGTTTTCAGCAAGGAGTACCGCACATGAGCACGCTGATCGATCAGGCGCGACGCGCGGCCAATCGCGCCCAGGTGGTGCGTCGCACCGCGACCGTGGGCCTCGAAGTCCGCGCGGCGGGTGCGGATGGCGCGATCCCGGTCCAGGGGCACGCCGCGCTCTACGACGTGCGCTCGCAGCCGCTCCAAGACTTGTGGGAGGGGCGTTTCATTGAGGTCATCGCGCCCGGTGCGTTCACCAAGACGCTGCGCGACGGTGGCGATGTCACGTTCAATATTGATCACAACGACACCTACATCCTGGCGCGCACCGCCGCCGGGAACCTCACCCTCTCCGACGATGGCGACGGGTTGCTGATCGACGCGCGGATGGCCCCCACGACCTACGCCCGCGACCTCGCCACCAACATGCAAGCGGGCAACATCTCGCAGATGTCGTTCGCCTTCCAGGCCGTCAAGGACGACTGGGACGAGACGGACGAGGGGACGCCGATCCGCACCCTGCGCGAGGTGAACCTGTACGACGTGGCCGCCGTGAGCACGCCCGCCTACGCGGAGACGGACATCGGCCTGCGCTCGCGCGAGGCGCGGTCCTTCCTCCATGCGTTCGGCCTGCTCGATCTCCCCGAGGAGCAGCGCGGTCAGTTGGTGCGCGCCCTCACCACCTCGACCACCCCCGATGAAGCCCTCCTGCCCGCGCTGCGAGCCGCCCATACAGCGCTGGCCGAACTTGTAAGCCGCGCCGAGCCGGTGAGTAAGGGCAGCAGGGACTTTGGCACCGCCGCTCGTCAGTACCGGCTCGGCGCGGTGAAATACGACCTTCCGGTCCATCTTGCGGGGGTCGCGTAACCATGATTTATGGCATTGGGACGCCAAAAATGATATACTTGGGCGAACAGAGATGTGCCGGAGCGCTGCTGCAAACAGCCTCCGGCGCGACCGACCTATTCAGGAGGTACGGCATGGACCATCATACCCAACACGCCCCCACCTTGCCCACCACGAAACGTTGCACAGCGTGCGTGCAAACCAAGTCGCTGGCAGAGTTCCCGCGCAATTGCGGGCGGCCCGATGGCTATGACTCGCGTTGCAAGTCCTGCCGGGACCACGCGAAGCGGACATTTGCCGCCGCGAACCTCGACCGGGAGCGGGAGCGCAAGAAGCAGTATGCCGCCGCGACCAAGGCGCGAATGCTACGGCGGTACCACGAAGATGCCACCTATCGCGCGGAACTCGGCGCAAAGGCGCGCGCGCGTCGGCTTGCTCATCTCGATACGTATCGCGCAGAACGCCGCGCATACCAGCGTCTATGGCGACAGGCGAACCCCGCGAAGAACCTCGACTTTAGTGGGCAATACCGCGCGCGCAAGATGGCCGCTGCGCGAGTCGATAAGGTTGACCGGGCAGCAGTCATCGCGCGGGACAGGGCGATTTGCCACATTTGCGGCAAGCGGGTACTTGACCCGAAAGCCATCCATCTTGACCATCTCGTACCGGTGAGCAAGGGCGGCGATCACACCGCGAATAATCTCGCTGTTGCCCATGCTTCCTGCAACCTGTCGCGCGGCGCAGGCCGCATCCCCGCACAACTACGACTACTACTAACGCCCACACCGGAGCCGTGTGAACCACACTCCGATGCAGAGCCGAGCCGGTGACAAGCCACTCGGACGGGTACGCGCTGGATCTGTTGACCCGCCGCCACGCGATGAACGCGCGGCACTACGCACTAGGAGCATGACACCGTGGAAGAACTGAAACGACTGGCCGAGCAGCGACAGGTGACATGGAAGGACATGACGGGCATCCTCGAAGGTGCCCGCGCGGACGGGCAGCGCAGCCTCACCGCCGAGGAGGCGCAGCGGTACGACACACTGGAAGCCGATCTCGACGCCAAGACCGCCGAATTGGAGCGCGTCAAGCGCCACGCCGACCGCAAGAGCGAGCTGTCGATCGTCGATCGGGACGTGCGGATGCTGCCGGGTGGCGATCTCGTCACCGGGCGCAACACGCGCGTCGTGCCCTCCCAGGAGGAGTACGACGCGGCGTTCTGGGGCTACGTCCGCAACGGCAAGACCGGCATCGAGCGCGAGCAGCGGATGGTGCTCGATCGGGGGATGCGGATTGAGGAGCGCGCCGCGCTCGGTACCACCGCTGGCGCGGTCGGCGGCTATCTGATCCCGCAAGGGTTCGCGGACATCTTGACCCGCGCCCGCCTGCAATACGGCGGGATGCTCAAGGCCGGGACGCGCAAGTTCAACACCGACACCGGCAACCCCCTGCCGATCCCGATGGTCAACGACACCGGGAACGCGGGCGCGCTACTCACGGAGAACACCCAGATCACCGAGCAGGAGCCGGTCTTCACCACGAAGACCCTCAACGCCTACACCTTCACCTCGAAGCTGATCCTGATCTCCTGGCAGATGTTGCAGGACAGCTACTTCGACCTGCCCGCGTTCATCGCCTCGATCGCGGGCGAGCGCCTCGGGCGCGTGGAGAACACCTACCTGACCAGCGGCACGGGCGCGGGCCAGCCGCAGGGCATCCTCACCGGGGCCACGGCGGGCGTCACCGCAGCGGTGGGCAACACGACCGCGATCTCGTACCTCAACCTCCTGGCCATGCAGCACGCGGTCGATCCGGCCTACCGCGACGGCGCGGAGTGGATGTTCCACGACTCGACGCTGCGCGCGATCCGGGCGCTGCTCGACGGCCAGGGCCGCCCGCTGTGGAACCCCGGCTACGACCTCGGGCAGAACATCGGCGGGATGCCGCCGAGCATCCTCAACGCGCCCTACACCATCAACCAGGACATGCCGGTGATGACCGCGAGCGCGAAGAGCATCCTCTACGGCGACTTCTCCAACTACTGGATTCGCAGCGTGAAGGACAACACGCTGATCCGGCTCGAGGAGCGCTACGCTGATTACCTCCAAACAGGGTTTTTTGTCTTTGAACGGCTCGACGGTACGCTAGTAAACGCGGGCACCAACCCGATAGTTTACTATGCCAACTCGGCCACGTAGTTAGCGTAATACACGACTGGTAACACGAGTCGCCGCGCGGGGAATGGTCCCGCGCGGCACCTAACACGGAGGACAGAGCAGATGGCACGCAACGACACCCCACAGAACCCGGACGGTGTGCTGGAAGTGGTCAATACCCCGGTAGACGCGGTGACCGCGTCGCAGACGATCGTGGAGCAGGTGAGCCATCAGGGATTCGACACGTTCCCCAACCAGTTCGCCGAGGAGGTCGCCAACGCCCGCGTCGTCGCGGACGCGACCGCCGCCGGGGCGCGCGATGGTGCCGCCGCCGCGCTCGTCGCCCAGGCGGCGGCACCGGGCGGCGTCTCCCACCTGCGCGAGCAGGCCCGCGCCGAGGCCGCGAAGGCGTATCAGGCCGCGTATGACGCCGCCGCCAAGCAGAACATCACCCACGTCGAGGTGCCGGTCGCGCCGGTCGCCCCGCCGATCGAGCAGCAGCAGGCCGTGAACGAGGCGGCGGTCAACACCCCGAACGATCGCCCGGTCTAAGGAGGGTACGAGGATGCTGATCCGCATACTGGCGCGACAGGCGGGGACGACGGACGTACCGGGCGCGGTACGCGAGGCCACCGCTGAGGAGGCGCGGGCGCTCGTCGCGGTCGGTCGCGCCGAGTATGCGGACACGCCCGCGCGCGTCGTCAAGCGGGCGACTGGCGGCGCGGTCGTGGATACCGCCGCCGTCAGCGCACGCACGGAGCGGCGCGGATGACGATGAGCCTGATCGCTACCCCGGCCACCCTCAGCGTCACCTATCCGGCCCCGCCCGGCGCGGTGACGGTCACGGTGACGACGCTCGATGGCGTCCCGGTCTACACCAACGCGCTCGCCACGGTCGCCGGTAACGTCGCCAGCTACGCCATGACGCTGCTCGACACGGCGCAACTGAACACCCTGGTCGGCGTGTTCACCTCGCAATCGCTCGGCACTCTGAGCGCGCGGGTGGAGCTCGTCGGGGCGACCCTCTTCGAGGTCGCGGACGCGCGGGCGTTCGACAAGCGGCAGCTTGCCAACGCGACCAACTTCCCCGACGCGGCGATCCTCGCGGCGCGGACGCTGATCACCGAGCGGTTCGAGCGTATCTGCAAAGTCTCGTTCGTCCCGCGCTACCGCTTCCGCGCCATCTCGGGCGCGGACTGGTTCGAGTTCCAATTGCCCGACCAGCCGATCACGGCGATCCGCTCGATCGCCACGCGCGCACCGGGCGCGTCGGCCTACGTCCCGTACAGCGCCGCCCAACTGGCCGCGCTCGACAGCGACCTCGCCACGGGGATCGTCACGCGCGGCAGCATGTATTACGGCACCAGCCTGTACAGCGAGTTACGCCTGCCGAGCCTCACCGTGCAGGTCGGCTACGAGTACGGCTACGCGCAACCGCCCGAACCGATCCGGCGCGCGGCGCTGATCGCGGTTGTCAACCAACTGGTGCTGACCAACATCAGCGAGCGCACGACGAGCTGGTCCGATCCGAGCGGGGCGGGCACGTTCCGCATGGCGACCCCCGGCATGGGCCGGAATAGCTGGTTCGGGATACCCAACGTCGACGCGGTGCTCTCCGATTACATGGAATCGACCGTGGGGATCGCCTGATGGCAACGACGACCAGCACCGTCCCGGCGTTCATGGCGACGCTGCGCGATCGGCTGAATGTCCGACTGGCGGGCAATCCGACGACCGCGACCGTGCTGGCGTTCGCCGCCCCGGCGGGCGATCCGCTGCCGCTCGAGATGGTGGAGCTATACGGGAGCGACGACACGCAGGCGTGGGGCGCGCTCGGCAACCGGCGGCGCACCGAGCAGTACACCATCCGGGGCGGCATCTTCATCCTGCAGGCGGGCGCGGACCTCGCGGATGGCTCCGAGGCGGTCGCGGACGCCGCGCGCCAGCGGGCCTACGCGATCCTGGCGGTCGTGGAGGACGAGCTACGGACGAATTACACGATGCAGCGTTCGGTCTACCGCACGCAACTGGCGAGCGCCAATCTGACGCAGGGCATGACCGATAACGGCAGGTGGGCCACGCTGGAGATCAGGATCGACGTGTACACCGAACTCACGAGCTAAGGAGGAGACGATGGCCGATGAGACAAAGGCCCGCATCCGCTATGTCGGGCCGTTCCAGGACGGGGTATTCATCCCCGCGCTCGAAGAATTGGGCTTGCCGGGCGAGGTGCCGCAGAACGGCGTCATCGAAGTACCGCTCGACCTGGCCGCCGCGTTGACGTTGCAGGCGGACTGGCAGGCGGTCGGCAAGGCCGCCGAGCCGATCGCCGAGGCGCAGCAGAGCATCCCGGTCGCGGCGGTCGATCCGCAGACCGGGCAGATCGTCGTGCCACCGGCCCCGCCCGCCGAGGCGGTGCCGTATGTGCCGCCCGTGGCCCCGGTCGCGCTACCACAGACAGGGGGTAACTAAACGTGACGCCAAGTTTCGCGCCGGACAACACGCCCGATCAGTTCAGGTCACACCCCGTAATGGGTGGCGAGTTGACGTTGGGTGCGTTCGCCGCGTGCGTAAGCGCCACGAATAGCGTGAACGTCTGCAACGCGCAACTTCGCCGTGTGGCAGAGGCTACCGCGCACGTTGCGTTCCTTCCTGACCATATCGTCGGTGTTGGTGGCATGAGTGCCGGGGAACAGATGGGCAGGGTTGACGCAGCGGGGAGTGTCACAACTGTGGCAGGCGAGCAGGCCTTCAGCCAACGGGCCATAGGCGTGTTGGTACGACCAACGGTGCGCGGAGGTCTGCTTGCCGTCTGCGGTAAATCGTCCGTAGCCGGAGTGGATCACACTGCCTTTCCACAGCCAGCATTCGCCCGACTTGTCCACTTGGGACCAGAAGCGCGCCGCCGTCTCGGCGGGCGTTTCGCGCTCCTTGCACGCACGGGAGCAATACCGGGCCGTTCCCGTCTGGCTTGCCTTGCGGTAGAACGTCTCGCCACAGCGCGGGCAAACGAGCGCAACCTTCCGCGACAGGTTGTAGCACGTATGGGAGCAAAATCGCCCGACCGTCGAGGGTGTGCGGGTGAATACCCGTTCGCAGTGGGCGCACGTCAGTTCGATGGTAGTGCGTTGGGCGGTGTGGTAACACGCGGTGCCGCAGTACAGACCGCCGCCACGGGCGCGCTCGCTGGTGACGGGGACGAAATCCACCCCGCAACTGGCGCACACCGCAGTGACGGTGCGTCGTTGGCTGGCACCGCGACAAGCACGGCTGCAAAAGCGTTGCGGGGCTTGGTCGTGACGGTTGCGCTTCGGGGTGAAGGCTTGGCCGCATTGCTCGCAGCAGCGGGGCGCGGGCGGCGTATACTTGCGGGGCATTCGGAACTCCTGACACGAGTTCGGGGTGTCGCGCCGCGCGGTGTTTGCAGCACCGGCGCGGCTTTCTGTTGCCAAAAGTATAGCATGGGAGGGCTGTAGAATGCCATTTGGGAGTGGACTAAGTTCACAAGTGGGAATAGCACAAGAGGGCGTGGGGTACGGGGTGTTCACCCCCCCCACCCGTTTCCTGGAGTTCCTCACGGAGGGGATCGTCCCCGATCGTCCGTCGTTGCAGACGCGCGGACTGGGCGATCAGTTCGTCCGCACCACCCGCCGCCGCGCCTACATCAAAAACTATAACGGCCAGATCGAAGTGGATTTCATGGCGTCGGGCATGGGTATCCTGCTCAAGAACATGCTCGGCACGATCGTCACGGCGGGGGCCGCCGCACCGTTCACCCACACCGCGACCCCGGATGGCGTCGGCTTGCAAGGGTCGTCGCTGACCGTGCAGGTCGGCAAGCCGCAGACGAACGGCGTCGTCGTGCCCTTCAACTACACCGGCGGCAAAATCCATACCTGGATGCTCGATCAGCAGATGGACCAGAACCTGAAGCTCCGCCTGACCTTCGACTTCACCAACATCAACGACGTGGCCTCGGCGCTCGCGGTCGCGTCCTACCCCGCCGCCAATGCCCCGCTGGCGTTCCTCGACGCGGCGATCTCGCTCGATGGCGTCTCGGCCAACCTCCGCACCGTGCAGATCACGGGCACGCGGGCGATGGCGATGGACCGGCGCTACCTCGGCAATCAGAAGTCGCAGCCGATCGCCAACGGCGAGCACGCGGTCACGGGCCAACTCGACAAAGAGTTCGAGGATATGACCGTCTACAACAAATTCATCAGCGGCGCGGTCGCCGCGCTGACGATGACGCACACCAACGGCGCGAGCATCCTGACGACCACGATCCCGGCCATCGAGTATACCGGGGCCAACCCCGCGATCGCCGGTTCCGACCTCGTGCGCCAGACGATCCCGTTCAAGGCGCTCCTGACGCCGGGCAGCCCGCTGATCACGCTGGCGTATCAAACAGCTGACAGCGCTCCTTGATGCTTGACACGACGCCGTAACGAGGGAGCAGCATGAGCGCACCGCGCCCGCCGCGCGCCGGGACCGTCAGGACCACGAACCTCGCGCTGAAAGTCGTGGGGATGAAAGACCTGCGCAAACTCCTCCGTGACCTCGACGCGGGGCTGCCGGGCGAGTTGCGCGACACGAATAAGCGTGTGGTGGAGGAGGTGCTGGTCCCGCCCGTGCGCGCGGCGGCGGCGGCGCACAAGCCGACGAGTGGCTACAACGCACGGGCGGGCCACTCGAAGCAGCACTGGGCCGACGCGGTGGCGAGCGTGCGCGCGGTGGCGACGCAGACGAGCAGCGCGATCCTCTACGGCTCGACCGCGCGCACGAAAGGATGGATGGTCGGCTACGAGTTCGGCTCGATCCGCCACAAGCAGTTCCCGCCCGCCTCACCGCGACTGGGCGGCGGGAGCGCCGGGTATTTCTTTTACCCCACGATCCGCGCGGCGGTCCCGAAGATCATCGACGCTTACGCGGAGTCGCTCGAACGGTTCCTGGCGCGTACCGTCAACGCCAATCACACGGAGGGCTAGATGCGGCTCGACCCGAACAGCCTGACCGTGGGGGAGGCGGTCGCCATCGAGCAGGCGACCGGGCTGAATCTCCTGGCCGTGGACTTCGCCGCGCCCACGCTGGCGCTGCAAGCGGGGCTGTACTGGATCGCGGCCAGCCGCGAGGACCGCACCCGCACCTGGGGCGCTGTCTGCGCACTGCACGTCCTCGACATCGACCTGACGCTCGGGGGTGTCGATGTCTAACAAGACGCAACTCCGTGTAGAAACTGTGGGAGACGGCTCGAACGCGCGGGCCGACTTCCAGAAGACCGAGGCCCAGGTCGGGATGCTCGAACACTCGTTCGAGGGCTTGCAAGCCAAGTTGATCGAACTCGCCTCGACCGCCTCCGGTCTGAACCTGGAAAAGCTGGGCGGGATGGTCGGGGGTGGCGCGGGGATGCTCGGCACCGCCGCGACCGAACTCGGCGCGGGCGGTGGGCTGGCCGCGCTCGTCACGCCCGCCGCCGCCGCGACCGCCGGATTCGGGGCGCTCGCGCTCGCGGGGCATAGCGCGGTCGAGGCCACGATGGAACTCGGCAAGGAAACGCTGAAACTCTCGCGCGAAACGGGGATGTCCGCCGAGACGACCAGCGCGCTGATCTCCGTGTTCGCCCGTTTCGGGGTGAACGGCGCGGACGCCAGCAAGGAACTCGGGCTGTTCAGTAAGCAGATGGGCGGCTACCAACTCGCCGCCGACGAAGGGATAACGGGCGGCAAGAAGTTCTCCGACTCGATGAAGCAGTTGGGCGTGGACTTCCACGATGCGCACGGCAAACTCCTGCCGATGGACGACACCCTGCTGAAAGTCGCCGACAAATTCAAGGAGCTGTCGAATGGCCAGGAGAAGACGTCGCTGGCGATGTCGCTGTTTGGCAAGGGCGGCAAGGATATGCTCCTCGTCCTGAATCAGGGCAGCGAGGGGATCACCGAACTGAGCGCGAAGGCCAAGGAGCTCGGGCTGACGCTGACCGGCAGTAACCTGCACGATGTCGTCACCTACACCCTCGCGCACAAGGACATGCAAGAGGCGTTCGAGGGGTTGAAGATCACCGTTGGCACCCTGCTGATGCCCGCGATGGCGGAACTGGCGAAGGTGGGCGCGCACTTCGCGGAGAACATCAATAGCACGCTGATCCCCGCGCTGAAAGACGAGAACAGTATCGTCGGGATGCTGCCCAAGGTGTTCGGGGCGTATGGCGACGCACTCGACGCGACCCAGCGGAAGACCTACGAGTGGGCGCTCAATACCCGTAAGGGCTTCCTCGAACTGCTGCGCGACATCCCCAACGATCGCGCCGCCGACGACCCGATGAACAAGTGGCTCGATGAGCAGATCGGCCACACCCAGGCGAGCATCGACGCGGGCGCGGCGGCGGTCAAGGACGCCGCGAAGAAAATCCCCGACGCCGCCGCCGCCGGACTGGACGACCCCGCCGCCGCCGCCAAGGCCAAGGGCTACGGTTCCGATGTGCTCACCGCCTACGTGCAGGGGATGACGCCGGACGGTATCACGATGTTCGACGACCTCAAGAAAGTCGTTGAAGAGGCGATGAAGGGGATGAGCCCGACCGGCAAGGTCGATGTCGATTGGGAGCGGGCCTATCTCCCGGCATTTGCGCGGCTTGCCACAGAAATAACCCAGATCGGCGGTGTGACCGAGGCGACGTGGGCGGACATCTCCGAGGCGTTGGGCGGCGAGACGCAACAGGTCAAGGAACTGGTCGCCGACTATCAGGCGCTCGCCGCCGACAAACTGCGCGTCAAGCAGGTGACCGCCGACATCCATGCGCTCGAAGCACAGCAGCGCGCGGACACCGCGCAAGCGACGCGCGAAAACCGCGAATTGCAGCGCGGGATCACCGAGGCACAGCACAACCAGAGCGAAGCGGACAAGGCCGAAGCGGAGAACATCCGGGGGCTGACCGAGGCGCAGAAGGCGCTCGGCTTCGCGCAGAAGGACGCGGCGGCGGCGGGCGTGGCCGCGCTGGTCCCGCTCAATGCCGAACTCAAAAGCGTGCAGGAGTCGGCGGCGACGGTCGCGCTCGGCTACAAATCACAGAACGACGAGCTACAGCGCCAGATCGACCTCAATAACCAGATCGTCGGGCAACTCGAACACCAGCGCGACGTGAAGTTCCTCGCGATCGATGAGCGGCTAGCGGAGATCGGCAAGTCGCGCGACACCAACGATCTGCGCGAGGCCGCGACCCTGCGCCGCGAGCGGGCGCAAGAGGAGCGCAATACCAAGCCGCAGATTGCGCTAGAGCGCGAGCGCGCCACGGTCGAGAACTACGGCCTATCCCAGGCACAGAAGGGGATCGCGGACAAGGCGAAAGCGGCGAGCGACGCCAGCGCCGCGCAGACGCAATCCCTACAAGCGCAGATCACCGCGCAGACCGCGCACAATGCGGCGGTGCAGGCGGGCTTTCAACGCCAGATCGAGGACAGTCAGAAGGTCATCGACACGGTGACCAACGCGGCCAGGGTGCGCCACGACGACGACAACCAGCGGATCGTGGACTTGCAGGAGGTGGCGACCGCGACCGCGCAATTCTGGCAGGACCGCCAGGCGGCGGACGGCGAATCGATCACGGCGGCGCGCGAGTCCCTGATCTTCTGGCAGGGCCAGGTCACCGAGGCCAATACCCTGCTGACCTCCGTCAAGGCGATCAACGCCGAGATCGCCGCGTCGGGGCAGTTCGGGCAGACGCCGATCTGGATGCGCCCGACGAGCGGCGGCACGCAGGACGACAATCCGAACGGGGACAACCCCAACGGCGACAACCCGAACGGCGACAATCCGAACGGGGACAACCCCAACGGCGACGGCGCGGGCGCGATCCCCGGCCCGACGCACGATCGTACCGTCGACTCCGGGTACGGCGACGGCGCGGGCGCGCTGCCGCCGACCCCGTCCGGGCAGCCGGCCGACTACGCGGGGCCGGGTCCGAACCCCATGCTCTACCTCGGCAAGGACGGCAGTCTCCACCCCTACGCGCCGGGCGGGGCGGGTGGCTATCAGATCCCGGACGGCAATAGCGGCGGGGGCGGTGCAAGTTCGAGCACGACACAGAGCACCATCAACGTCAACAACTACGGCGTCGGCGAGGCCGCTTTCCTCGATAAATTGACCGGGGCGATACAGAGGGTGAGTGCGGCATGACGCTGGCGGTAGCCGATTTCCAGGCGATTTCCGACAGCCTGGGACTGCAATGGTCAAACCTCAAAGCCCTAGCGGGCACGACACCGGGCGGCAACGTGCTGACCGGGGCGACGAACAACCTCGCGCGCGTGCAGGCGCTCGCGGCGTCCGTCAACGTGCGCGCCCTGATCGCGGACTACGACGACCTCCACAACGCGAGCGCCGCGCCGTGGTCGCCCGTCCCGGCCTGGTTCCGTGGGGCGCTCGCCGCGCTCAATGCCACGGTGGCGACGGGCGGCATCCTCGCCTACCTCGCCGCGAACCCGACCGCGATCGTCTCCCAGGCGTTCGCCGATCTGCTGGCCGAGGTGGGCGGGTATACGGCGGTGCCGCAACTCCAAATCCTCGACGCGAAGCCGCGCGTCGGCGCGGCGACCCTCAACCCGCCGAGCGCGACGACCCTGGCGACCGGGACGCCGCTCGGCACCGCGACGACCCTCGAAGTCGTGGCCGGAACACCGATCGGGGCGGCGGCGATCACCGCACTCACGCTGACCTGCAGCGGCCCCGGCCTTGCCGCGCCCGCCGCGCCTGTGCTGTCGAGTGCGGCGACCGGGGGCATGATGGTCAACGCCGCGTATACGGTAGAAACGGCCTACGTCACCGCGAGGGGCGAGACGTTGCCCGGTCCCTCCGCGAGTTATACCACGGGGGGCGCGCTGGCCCCTCCGGGGGCACCCGCACCGACCATGGCGGCGACTGGCGGCACGATCGCGGCGGGCACGTATCAGGTGATCGTCTCCTACATCAACGCGAATGGTGAGACGGTCGGATCGCTGGCGGCGACGGTGACGACGACCGGGACGACCAGCACGATCACCATCCCTTCGCCCGCAGCCAGCGGCAATGCGACCGGGTGGTACGCCTACATGAGTCAGGCGGGCGGTGCGGCGAGCGCGACGACGCGACAGCAGGCGGTGGGTAGCCCCACAGCCATCGGTACGGCGCTGACGCTGACCGCGCCACCCACGAACACCGGCACCGCACCACTGGCGTCCGGGACCGCCCCGAGCAACACCAGCACCTTGACCATCGCCTCACCTCCTGCCAGCGGCAATGCGACCGGGTGGTACGCCTACATGCAGCAAGCGGGCGCGACCGGGACCTATACCCGGCAGCAGGCGGCGGGGTCGCCGACCGCGATCGGCACGGCGCTGACGCTGACCGCACCGCCGACGAGTACGGGCGCAACCCCCGCGACGACCAACACCACCACGACCTCGAGCGAGGCGGTCGCCGCAATCCCGGCGGGCACGGCGCGCGGGACGATCTTCGCGCTCTCCGCCGCGACCTATACCGCCGTGACCGCCGCGACCGCGACGGGCGGCACGAAGGGTGACGCGCTGGTGATCCGCTCGACCGTGGCGGGCACGGCCCGTATCCCGGCGCTGTAGGGAGGGCACGATGAGCGCGCGTGTGGTCCCCGCCCTCGGCACCTACGTCCCGCAAGGGGTGGCGATCGGCGCGGATATCATCCTCGACGGGCAACTCAATATCCCGACGCCGACCTCCCTGGACGAGACGGAGCCGCCCCAGGTCGGCACCTACCTGAGCGGCGCACCCGCGTTCATGGGGTTGCCGAACCGCACGCTCACCTGGGATTGGATGACCATCGACGAGTGGCAGGCGCTCAGGACGCTCTTTGACAGCAAACTCGCGCTTGTCGGGGATCAGCGGCGCATCACCGTGACCTGGCCCGATCCCGACCAGGCGGGCAAATACGTGACGTTCACCGCGTTCATGGCCTGGCCGAAGCGCGGCAAGTGGTCGCCGCCCGGTGTCTTCGTCGGCTCGTCGCTCGTGCTGCTGAAATGCGTGTATCCGGGACAGGGAGCGCTAGGGTGAGGGTAATGGGATTAGTGCCACCACCACCGCCACCACAAGGCCGTGAGGGCGAACTGTTGCCGCCGCGTCGGTTGTCATTATTGCAGCGATCCTTCCGGTGGTTGGATCATCCCTTGCACCAGTGGGAGACGGTCAAGGATACGAAGGCCAACCGCTACGAGCAGTGCACGACCTGTGGTGAGCGTAGGGCGTCTCGATATGCCAGTGGCGGCTATCAACCTATCGACCGGCAGTGGGTGGCAACCGGCGAGTGGTTTTCGTGGCACAACCTGAATCCGACAGCGGGGAGTGCATCACCGATCCCGCGCAACGAACAGCACACCGCCGATCCGCGGTTGCTCGGTCGTGATACGCAGACACGTCAAGCCTGGGATCGGGACGGCAAGCAGTATTTCGAGCGGGTGCACGAGTCGCCCGATAACCGCCCGCTCTGGCCCGATCTCTACGGCGAGGAAGCCACCTGATGCCAACACCTGACGCGATGCTCCTCGGGCACAGTACAAGCGATTACCGGCTGCAATTCAGCTTGTTTTCGCCGCGCCAGTTCGGGGTCATGGACGTAGATCTGTACGGCGATGACACCGCCGCGCCGCCGCCGTCCGACATCGCGGCGTCCGTCACCGTGACCGAGTTCGACGGGATCACCGCGCTCGGCCCGCTGAGCGGCAGCGTTGACGGCAACGGCTGGACCTGCCCGTTCGCCATCGCGCGCTACCCGGCGACGTTCGCGGCCTATTACGGCGTGACGATCGCGGGGACCGCCTACTACTCCAACGCGCCGCAGGCCGCCGTGACGCTCCTGCGCGGCTACATGCAGGAGGTCCACCCGCAACGGACGGCGGGGAGCGACCTGACGCAGTTCGTGGTGGCGACATCGCACCGCTTCCTGCAACAGGCGCAACTCTCCTACGGGATCGACTGGTACACGAGCGCCAGCCACCTCGCGCCGCTCGCGCTCGCGGACGCCATCCAGCACTTCGTCTTCAATCACACCAACCTGACCCCGCGCAGCGGCGTGACGATCGCCCTGCCCGCGATCACGCTCTATCAACTCTCGACCTCGGCGAGCGACATCCTGAGCATCATCAAGGGGCTGGCCGGGTCGGCGCTGCCCGAACCGTGGGTGTTTTTCCGGCGCGACGATCAGTTCGTCGTGACGAGCCACCCCAACCTCGCGGGCGCGGCCTATCCGTTCCGCACCCCCGTGCTCGATTTCAGCGACGACATGGTGTATGGCATCGACGCGGGGCCGCAGGAGCGCCCCGATCTCGTCGCCTCGGTCAACCTGACCGCGCAGACGAGCTACCAGGACCAGCTCACGAGCCGCTACCCGACCGACGGTGCGCCGACCGCGACCGGCTCGCGCCTGACCCTCTCCGGGCTGCGCTACGACGACCAGCCGAGCCTCGACGCGCTGGCCCCGCTCGTCTACGCGCACGAGCGCCGTGTATGGCGCAACGTCACGATCACGGCGGGGATCATCTTCAAGGCGGACATCGGCGATCTCGTCACCGTGACCACCACGATCCCGCAACGGGGCATCGTCTGGACCGCCAAGAAGTTTGTGATCCGGCAGATCGCCTACACCGTCAACCAGGATCAGCGCACCATGAGCACGAGATTCACGCTTGATGAGTGTTTTTTATGAGCCAGGATATCGGGCGCTTCGCCCCTGACGAGGCCATGCGGCGATTCGTCGCCACGCTGACGGAGATGCACGACCCGCTGCGCCCGCTCGGTCGCTACGTCGTCACCGATAACAGTCAGTGGTCGGCGGTTGGGGCCTCCTATGTAGCGGTCAACGTGGAAGGCGCGCGGAAACTGGCGATCTACCGGGACGGCCCGCGTCCCGCCGTGGGGAGTTTCCTGCAATGCGTCAGGACCGGGCCGGAGCCGACCGCGCCCTGGCTGGCGCTGCCGCAGGCGTCCGGGTGGTCCGTGGTAAGCGCGGCGGGCGTCGGAATCCTCAATCGGCTCGGTTATGGCGGCACGGACTGGCGAGACCGCAACTTCGAGGCCGGCCCGAACTTCCAGGCGTATGCGTGGCAGCCGCCCGAACTGGCCCATGAGCCGTCGCCGATCGCGGGCGCGGACAACATCACCGCCTATGCCGATTACCCGCAAGGGGAGATCATCTTGCGGCACACGTTCGTGGTGCCGGCGGGCACGACGACGGCGACGATCACGATCGCCGCCGCGCAATTCTATCTCGGCGTCTGGCTGAATGCCGTGCGGGTGCAAACCGAGTCCGCGCCCACCACCTATGGCGTCTACGACCTCGGCCCGGCGCTCATCCCCGGCGAGGCGCATGTCCTCGCGGTCGAGTTCGGGTATTTCACCGGGGGCACCCAGCCGGCCATCAGCAACGTCGCCTACAAGATCGCGGGGTCGTGATGGACGGGATCGCGTGGGGCTGGTACGCGGACGGATTGGTGGTGGCCGGATGAACACGCTGCGCCACGCCACCATCACCGCCCTCCCCGACCCGCGCGGCTACGCCACGGCGGCGGTCGGCGGGTCGCGCCTGCGGGTGTATGTCGATCCGCTGCGCTTCAACGCCGCGACCGGGCTGGCGGTCGGGGATCGCGTCCTCCTCGCGGGGGCTGCGGAAGGCGGGCTGGCCGTGCTCGCCGTGCTCGGTCGGGGGGTGCGGGCATGAGCGTCCCCGTGGACATCATCGGCGCGACCGGGGCGGCGCGGGACGCGGACTATGACCGGCTGGCGCGCGGGGTGCTCGACCGCCTGCGCCGTCCCAACCCGATCCGCGAGGCGTTGATCCTCGCCGCTAGCGGGCTGCTGGGCGGGACACCGACCGTCGCGGTGCGCGTGGACGGGGGGCAACGCCTCGCGCTCTACCCACTGCCGAGCGCGATCCGGGTCGGGCGACTGGTGTTCTGTCAGGCCGTCGCGCCGGGGGTCGCGCAGCTCGTCGTGGTGGCGAGCAACTACCAAGTCGAGCCGTACAACGTGCCGCCCCGCGCGAGCGGCTCCGGCCTCGGCTATCCGGCGCAGTCGTCGGGCGGGGCGCTGGTGCCGGGTGGCGCACCGGGCGTCGGGCCGGGCACGACCACGGACGGCACGACGGGGCTGGCGACACAGGCTGACTGGACGATCGCGGACGGTAGCGCCTTGCCGCTGTCGCTCGGGGAGGTGGGGCGCTGATGCCAATCGAGTACTTCGCCGATCGCGCCCGCAGCACCCTCGCCGTGGCCTGCGCGGCGAGCGACACGACGCTGACCGTCACCACGCCCGCGCAGGAGTTCCCGGCGTCGTTGCCCTACCGGCTGATCTGCGGCACCGAGATCATGCGGGTCACGGCGCGGGCGGGCAATGTCCTGACCGTGACGCGGGGGATCGAGGGCACCACGGCGGCGGCGCACGCGGCGGGCGCGGTCGTCAGTCACGGGGTCACGGCGGGGGCGCTCAACGACATGCGCGCCGACATCACGGCGGGGCAGGGTGTGCCGGTCGGGGGCACCACCGGGCAGGCGCTGGTCAAGACCGGCCCCGCCGACTACGCGACCGGCTGGGGCACCGTCGCGAGCGGCGGGGGCGGGACGATCGAGACGTATGGGATCGTCTTCACGGGCGCGGGTAACGTGGCCCTGCGCGGCGACGGCGCGATCGTCACCAAACGACGCTAGGGGGGACGGATGACACTCGCGACCAACGGGCTACAGAACGCCGTGGCGTACCGCTGGACCTACCCGGATGCCGCGACAAGGCTGGCGGCGACCGGGTTCGGCGCCGCCGACGTGGGCGCGCTGGCGCTCCAGTTAGACACCAGCGCGCTCTACCTCCTGACGGCCACTACCCCCGTCTGGATGCTCTCGCAGGGACCGGCGGGACCAGCGGGCGCGAACGGGGCGACCGGCCCAGCGGGGCAGGGTGTGCCCGTTGGGGGCACGACCGGGCAGGCGCTGGTCAAGACGGGGTCCACCGACTACGCGACCGGCTGGGGCACGGGCGCGAGCGGCGCACCGAGCGGCGCGGCGGGCGGCGATCTGGGAAGCACCTACCCGAATCCGACCGTACCGGGGCTGGCGACGAAGGAGGCGAGCCTCGGCAACCCGGCCACCAGCGGCTACGTGCTTAGCAGCACGGCGGCGGGGGCGCGCTCCTGGATCGCGCCGGGTACGGGCGGCGGGCTGACGAACCCGATGACGACCGCGCAGGACCTCATCGTCGGCGGCGCGAGTGGCACGCCGACCCGGTTCGGCGTCGGCGGCGCGAATCAGGTGCTCACCGTGGTCAACGGCGTGCTGACCTGGGCCGCCCCGGCGGCGGGCGGCGGGGCGCTGCCTGCTGGCGGCACGACGGGCCAAGCGGTGGTCAAGGCGAGCGCGGCCGTCGGCGACGCGGCCTGGGGCGTGGTTGGCGATGTACGCAACCCGCTGACCGCACAGGGCGACCTGCTCGTAGGCGGGGCGGCGACCACCACGAATAGCCTCCTCGCCACGCTCGGCGTGACGGCGACCGAGTCGGCGGCGGCGACGGGACGCGCCGGGGCGCAACTGATCGACAACAACCCCGCGACCGACTTCTACACCGGCGGTGCCTCGCCGCTGCCCGCGTTCGTGCGCTTCGACCTCGGCCCCACCCCGGCCACGGTCGTGTCGGGACGCATCGTCCAGAATGCCAACACCATCTATCGCGCGAGCGATCTGCTGTTGCAATCCTCGCCCGACGGCACGACCTGGACAACGGCCTACACCGGGTCAGGCGCGTTCGGGGACAGCGGCGTGTTCACCGTCGCGCCCGCTGTCCTCGCGCGCTACTGGCGGATCACGAGCGGCAAGGCCGACTGGGCGCTCACCAGCGTGGAGCTGTACAGCGGCCTGTTGGCGGGCAACCCCGCCAGGCTGGGGGCCGGCGCGAACGGCCAGGTGCTCACGGTCGTCAATGGCCTCCTCACCTGGTCCACCCCGGCGACGGGCGCACCGGCGGCGCTGACGGGCGCGACCGCCGCGACGCGCTATGTCGGCGGCACGGCGAGCGGCGCACCGACGACCGGCACGTTCGCGGTCGGCGACTTCGTGATCGACCAGACGGCGGCGATCTGGGTCTGCACCGTGGCGGGGACACCGGGGACGTGGATCGCTGAGGCGGCACCGTTCGTCGGGACCAACGTCTACAGCACCGTCACCCAGGCGATCGCCACGGGCGGCGGTTTCCAGGCGATCACGTTCAACAGCGTGGTGGAGGATCGCGGCGGCTTCTATAGCGCGGGGGCAAACACGCGCCTGACGATCCCGGTCGGGGCAGCGGGGCGCTACATCGCCTACGCCTCGCACGCGCTCGACGCCAACGCGACCGGCAACCGACAGGCGGAAATCCGGCTCAACGGCGTTACCCAACTCGGCGCGCAGGCCGTCATGAACATGGACGCGAGCGCCTCACCGCAGCCGATCGTGCTGGTGCCGCCCCGCAGTTACGCGGCCGGCGACTATCTGACCACGAGTCTCTATCAGACCAGCGGCGTGGCGCTCAACCGTCTGGCGGGCGTGGCGTTCGCGTTCGCGCTCTGGCGCGTGCCAGGCGCATGAGCGGTAGCAGGAAAGGGGGAGCGCATGGCGCGCTATCACTACACGAAACCGACCCGTGCCGCGCTGCTCGATCAGGTGCTCGCGCAGGTGCCCGGACTGACCGCGCGGAACACGCGCATGGAAGGCACCGCGACCGATGTCTGGCTCACCGTCCCGGACATCATCCTCGAACCGACGATCGCGGCGGTGGTCGCGGCGCACGACGCGACGGCGCTCGACGCGGCGGCGCAAGCGGCGGCGGCACAGGACGCGACCGCACGGGCGGGGGTACAGGCATTGGCCCCCGCGTTCCTCGCCGGGACCGACCTGACGCTCGCGCAACTCAATCAGGTCATGCGCTGGCTCGCGCGCCGCCAACTGGCGCAGGGGGACTAGCGATGCGCTACCAGATCGCGCACAGGAAGGAGGCCCGGCCATGCGGCATCGTCTGACAGCACGACAGTCACGACTCCGCGCGCGGGTGCATTACCTCTGGAACGACGCCCCGCCGGATGGGGTGGAACTCCTCTCCGCGTCCCTGTCGGGCGCGTTCGCCGTCCTGCTCGTCTACCACGGCAGCACGGTCAACGCCATCCAGCACGCCTACTGGCTCGCCGCACTCTGCGCGGTGTCGGCGGCGCTGAAGTTCGTCGGCGTGCTGCTCGAACACACCACCATCCGGGTGGCGGGACTGATCCTCGGGACGATCTTCTGGACCACGCTCGCCGGGGTGTTCGTGTTGAGCGTGTCGAGCTCGATCACCTGGCTCTGCTACGCGGTCCTCGCGTCCGCGCAGTTGTGGGCGTTACGCGCGAACGTGCGGGGACGGTGGCGATGAATCCGACGGTGATCAGCGCCCTGACCGGGACCGTGATCGCGGCGGTGTCCCTGTTGCTCACGGCGCGGCAGTGGTATCTCCACCGCGGTGATGAGACCAAGAAGCAGCGCGATGAACGGGAGACCCAGGCGACGCAGGCGGCGGCGCAACGCGAGGAGAGCAGGATCGAACGCCTGGACAAACAAACCTGGGAGTACGTGGAGGGGTTGCGGGTGGAGATGACGCGACTGGCTGCGCGGGTCGAGATGTTGGAAAGTCGCCTCCAGGCCGAGCAGGCGATAACCGCGCAACTCCGCGCCGACCTGGCGATGGCGAACGGCACGATCCGCGACCTCAAATCCGAGAATCAGCGTCAGGCCGGGGAGTTGACCCGCCTGCGCTCGCAGATAACCGCGCTACAGGGCAAGGGCTATCGCGGCTCGCTGAGCAACGACGACGAAGAGGGACGCTGACATGAGGGCACGAAAGGGGAAAACGGCATGACACTGATGGGCGCTGACATTTCCAGCAACCAACCAACCGAGTCCTGGCCGACGCTCAAAGCATCCGGCATTTCATTCTGCGCGATTAAGCGGACTGGCGGCGATGCTTACACCAACCCCGACGGGCGGGCGCAAGTCGCGGGCGCGCGGTCGGTCGGGATCCTCGTCATCCACTACCTCTACCTCGGGGAACCGGGGTGCGCCAATGTGAGTGGCCAAGCGCAGGCCGAGTACTTCATCGCAGAGGTGGGCGACGACATCCTCCCCGGTGAGGGTATCTCGCTCGACTGGGAGGAGAATGGCTACCCGTACATCGAGCAGGCGCTGGCCTGCCTGGGCGCGCTCGAAGCGCATTACGGCTTCAAGCCGAGCGTCTATACCTACCCGTCCTACATCACCGAGCACGGGCTGGCGAACGATGCGCGCGTGACGGCCTACCCGCTCTGGTACGCCTCCTATCAGACCAACGAGCCGTCCGCTCCGCGCGGGTGGGGCAAGCTGATGGCCTGGCAGTACAGCGACAACGAGACGATCCCCGGCGTCGGCCACGTGGACGGCGACCAGTTCGACGGCACGGTCGCGGAACTCATGGCCTACGGCAAGCCGGGGGCCGTCACGGCGGCGACCGTGCCGAGCGACCCGGCGGCGGCGATCGGCGCGGCGCTGCAACCGACGAACGCGACCGGCGAGGACGTGCGCTACTACATCGACGCGCAGGGCGTGCCGCATATCGACGTGGCGTTCGGCGGGGTCGCCGCCCGGATCCTCGGGGTGAACCTCGCGGACGTGGGGATCAGCGTTGTCGATACAGACGGCAAGATCGAGGATCGATCGATGCAAAACAACGTCTTTCAGGCGTGGAAAGTGCGGGCGAGCTAATGGGATGGGAATGGCGCGGCACACAGATGGAGGCCGTCAACAAGGGCGATCTGCCAGCCGGGGCGGATACGATCGTCGTGCCGGGCGGGCGTAGCGTCCCCATGCCACCCACGGTGGCCTATAGCCACGATCAGGGGAAGCGGTCCTGGGACTTCTGGTTCGAGGACTTGGGGTTCAAGAGCATCGACATCAACACCTCTATGCCGGGCATCAATGTGTTCCGCTACGACACGCTGATCCACCCCGCCGATAACCGCCTGAAGATCTATGTCACCCATTGGAAGGGCGATCAGGATGCCACCCGGACGCTGTACGTCATTCGGACGCCAGCCTTTTGGATCGATTGAGGAGGACACCATGACCAACGCCACCCCAACAACCGCGACCGCCGCCGTGATCGGCGCGCTCTCCCTGCTGCTCTCTTCGGGCTTGCTCGGCGCGATCTTCGTCTACTTCCGTCGCCTGGTCGAGGCGCGGATCGGGGCGACCCACACCGCGCAGGCGATCGCCATCACCGGCGAGGCCGTCCGCGCCGCCGAGCAGATCGGGCGGACGCACGGCCTCGACCCGCAGGCCAAATACAGCGAGGCCGCGAACCGCGCCACGTCATTCCTCGCGCAGCACGGGATCGCGCTCAGCGACCAGCAGCTACGCACCCTGATCGAGGGCGCGGTGACGCAGATCAGGCAGGCCAACGCCGCCACGACCATGCCCGGCGTGGTGGCGACCGGGGACAGCCCGACGATCAGCGTTGCGCCCCTCGGCCCGACCGCCGAGCAGACGATCGCCGCGATCGCGGCGGCGGTCGGGGCGCTGTTCCCGCAGAGCGGACCGGGCCCGCAGAGCGGACCGGCACCGCAGAGCGGACCGGCACCGCAGTCCGCGCCGGTGGAGGGGGTCGCCCCGGTGAGCGCGGCCACGCCGGTCCCGCTGACGCCGCCGACCGCGTAACCCCGCCGCGCCCCGCAGCCCCGACCCGGCCCCCGCCGTCACCATGCGGCGGGGGCTTTATTGCGCGCGATATTCGCCCACCAACCCCTTGACAAATACTCCGCACCGTAGTATTATAGATACATGGGAGGGACGCACGGAGCGGCCCGAGGAGCGAAAGGGCTAGCGTCATGATCGAGCGCATCCGCATCGACGACACGACCGAGTATGCAACCAAAGTCGAGGTCCAAGCGCACCACGACGAGACGATGGCCCGCGCCAAGGCGGGCACCGCCGCCGAGCGGATGGCGTTGCAAGACGAACTCACCGCGCGCATCAACGAGCGGATTCGCGGCATCGAATACCTGCCGGGAGTACTGATCAGCCGCACGCACCTGGGCACGCTACGAGCGCACCTGCGGGCCGCCATCCAGACCGCCGACCACGCGGGGCGCTACGATTTCAAGGCCCGCCACCCCGGCCTCGTCTGAGCACCCCGTCCGCACGCGCGACGAGCTGCGCGCGGTGACACGCGACGGGCGGGGCGCTGTGTGCGAGATTGCCCCGGGAAACACTTGACAAATACTCCGCAGCGTAGTATTATAGAGGTATGGCAGGGACGCACGGCGCGGCCTGAATCACGCAGGAGCAGGGACCATGAGCACCACGACCCGCTACGAGTTTTTGCAGCACATGACCAGCGGCGACATCTTCGCCGTGCAGCTGGACGCCGCGCAGAACGTGATCGCCAGCGTCGGCCCGGTCGCAGCCGCCGACCTGACCAACGACCCGAGCGACTTCGGCGTCAACATGGCCGACGAGGACAATGCGTGGTTCGCCGAGCAGGATGCGGCAGCGGGTGCTGCGGGTGCGTTCCGACTCCTCGCTGGCGCGGAGTTGGCGCAGACCGTGGCCGGGGACCGCGCATGACCGACACCCTGACGACCGGGGAGGCCGCGCGCCTCCTCGGTATCACCGCCGCGACCGTGCGCCAGTCGATCCGGCGCGGCGCGCTGGCGGCGACACGCCTGGGGCGCGACTGGTTCCTGACGCGCGCAGAGGTCGAGCGGTACGCGCGCGACAAGAAAACGTGGAAAGCCACGCGCCGCACCCCCTGACCCCAGCGCCCCGACCGCCTGGCCGGGGCGCCGCCGCGTGTCCGCTAATGCACAGTACGGCACTTTCAACGGTTGCGCGCTCGACGAGCGCTAGTCGC